TTGGCAAACTCATAGCGTCCACCTGTTTTGTGTACGTATGACTTCATAGTATCTACAGGGTTCTGCACCATGAACTCCCAAACCAATTTGTTTGGTATGTCTAAGCCTCTATGCTTTAGGTGCATTGATTTGCCAGAGCCAAAGAACTCATCAGCATCTTCTGTAGTTTCGTTAAGTATTTTTCTTACAGTGGCCTTGGCCCTAGCATCAGTTGCAGTCTTATTGCTGTCTAACCTTTGCTTTACTATCTTGCCGCTTTTATCTCTAACGTAGATAAACGGGTTATCCATGTACCACTTAGATATGATTGCCTCTAACTCTTCGCGCCTTGCTTTAACTGTAGCATGATCAAAGTATCTAGGGCTAAAGAAGTCTTCGTTAGCAGGTTTGACGTCTGTATCACCATCAGCAATAGCATCTAGGGAATCCTGCAATGTTTCTTTGCGCTTGGTGGCTCTAGTCATTTGACTGCGAATAGATTCAACAGTTCTCTTCTTGTACTTAAACTTAGGATTAGATTCTATCTTAGCTAACCTAGCCTCAAGGTCAGCAATCCTGCCATCAACCTTAACAATGTCTGCAACCAGTTTATTCTTATTACCTATAAGACCTGTATCTTGTAGACGCTGGCCCCATACATCATAGAAATCATCTAGCACCTTACGCGCTGCAACTTCTACTTCTGTTCTAGGTTCTTCTTTAAATACACGCTGTCTGTTAATCTCAATTAAGAAATCATTGTAAGTCTGCTGCTTACCGCTGCCAAACTTAGAGTCAAAAGAAACCGCCTTCTCTGTAAAGTTCATACCAAGAACGGTCTTAGGTTCTGTGCCTATAGATAAACCCCACAACTCTGTAAGTTTAAAATCAGCCTTAACCCATTCGCCCTTAAGGGGAACCATACGCTGATACACAGAAGCACCTAGCGTCTTACCCATAACGTGTAGGTTTTGCAGCAAGCCAGAATCAGACGCCATACGGCTCATACGTTCTTTAACTGAATCAGGTATAGCAGCAGACAACACCCTGCGAATAGGCGTAGAAAGATAAATAGGGCCAGTACCACCAGCAGCTATAGCATAAGGGTCTTTGCCTACAGTATCTAAGTTTCTTACGGCAAGCTCAGAAGTAACAGCCTTCAGTCTTGCTTGCTCTGTTGCACCCATAGGAACTGGGCCTTGCGGACTAAGTGTAGACTCACGTAATCGTGTAGCCTCTGCCTTTAGGCTATCTGTATTTGCAGACTCAAACTGATTGCGTATTGGTTTTGATCTAGCCGCAGCAAGTTCTTCATCTGATAATGCAGCTAAGTTTTCAAAATCTTGTTGGCGTTCTGTTGCTTCTATATGAGCCTTATTATGACGATTGTATGCAATACTTCTTTTAGTCGCGGGAATGCTAAACGCACTCCCAAATAAACCACCAGATACAGTAGCCATAGCAGTATTAGTAACGCCTTCTTCCATAGACTGCACAGGATCATACATGCCTTTAGATAACTCTAAACCTGCTTGTAGCGCACCAACACCAGCGCCAGTTCGCAACGCAGATTTAACTATACCAACACCAGCACCACCAAACGGCAAAGGTATTAAGTTAATAGGATCAAACAAGCCAGCGCCAGCTTGCGCCCAAAAACCAGAGTTAGCTAACACCCTGCGAGAACCAACACCCTTATCTATATTGGCTTTCATATCAGCCATATGCTCTGCATTTTGTGCAAAAATTAAACTGTTAGAATATTGTTTGTAGTCGCCCATATCTTCTTGTGCATTGTATGAAGTGTCTACTTCATAGCCATACTTTTGCCTATTACGATAAGCGTCTATAAACGGAGAGTAAGCAACGCTGTTTGTAGCGCCAACCGTATCTAAGAAGGTTATAGCTTGCTTCATTTCTGGCGCGTAGTTTTCGCTTACACCTGATAGTGGCAGTGATGTTATCATTGATTAGCTCTTATTGTTTGCAACGCTTCAAATCCAGAAGGATCATTTGCAATTACATTTCGGCCCATAGCAGGAGCGCCAACAGCAAGCCCTTCCTCTTGTTCTATCATTTTTCTTTTAAGTCTAACATCAGATATTGTTTCATTTCTTAGCCTGCGCTCTTGTGCAATAGTTTGCCTTATCTCTTTTAGGTAAGGCTCTTCACTGCTAAAAATCATTAACTCATCATTTAATTTAATAGGTATCTTCATACCTGTACTATCCATTTCCATAGCTAAATAATAAACAGCACGATCATTGCTCTTAGGAAGAGGGTGTAAGAATGCTTCACCCATTTCATAGACCTGATCACCAACAGCTATATTAAACTTTTGAACAAGTTGAGGCCCAGCTACAACAGTCATTGCAGTACCTAAAATGCTAGTAGGCTCAATCCTACCCGAAGAACCAGAACCGAGAGTGTAACCCCGATTTAAGTCAGGATGCTGTGCTAGTGATAGCTGAGTTCTAACTTCATTTAGAAACGCAGACCTTTCTATTTCATTAGGAAAGATTTGATGTACTGCGTACATACTTCTGTTTTGTTTTGTTTGAGCAGAATCAACAACCAATCCTTTAGTCTCTTGAAACTTTTGCTCGTAAAGTTCTTTAAGCTGTTTAGCTACAACGACCTTATCTCCTGTTGCAAGGTATAAATAAGTAGCAGTTGCAGATAGAGCTTCTTTAGCTTCACCGGAAAAGTTTTCAACACCTAAATTGTCTGATATAAAACGAAATCCATTACCAAATTCATTTTTCATAATTTGATTAAAATCTTTGTTAGATTGATTATCTACTATAGCTGCAAGTATTTTAGGTATTTTTTCTGTACCTACTATCTTACTAACCAAGTCAACGGCAGTTAACCTAGCCATAACATCATCGCCAATTTCATCTGTAAATTTAGCAAGAACATTTACCTGCTCGCCGCTCTCTCCAACGCCAGTAGTTAAGTTTGAAAAATGATTCATAACTGTAATTGCTTGTGCATCAATATTAATAGAGCCATCGGCAAGTTGATTAAGAACTCCAACTAAAGCATTAGAAATGACACCTAACTCTGCTTGCTCATAAACCATAGAACCAGCAAGTCCTTCATCAGAGGTTTGAGCGCCGTGCATTCTTTCCTCTTCAGTCATTGGAACATTTCTTGGCAACAAAGAATCAGGACTTAACAATAGTTCACGAACTAACGCCGTTGCAACTGAGCCATCAAGGTCGCTAAGCAAATCGCTTTGCCCCATTTGGTCAAAAATAGCTTCACCAATATTAACATCAACAGCAAAAGAAACTTTTTTAGAAGCTGTAGCGGTATCTGGTTGAACGCCAGTATCTACGCTTAATTTTATTTTTTGTCTTTCTGCTAAGTCGTTTAAATTGCTAACTAAATCAGCCTTAAGGCTTTGAATATGATTAGTTATTGTACTTCTGTCTAAACTTCTACCAGTAATTTCATCTATACTATCATAGATATTTTGAACAAGATCAGTTGTACCATCGGGTTTAACATTGTCTCTGACGTATAGCTCTAACGCAGTTAACTCTTGCGGGGTAATGTTCCTAGACATTCCCAAATCTACACGGCTCTTAGCCCAAGCAATGTTATATTTATCTAACTGGTCTTGATAAACAGGATAGCTTACTGCACCTTTTACAATGCCAAGTTCAGCCCCAATAGATTTAAGTTCTGCATACGATTCTTCCCAGCTACTATTTGCAGCATTTTCTATTGCCGTCCTTCCTAAAGAACTAGCTCGCCATGCAAGATCACGCTTTGCAATCTCCTCTCTAACTGAATCTTTGTTTTTATTTATAAATGTTGATATGTAATCAACGTCTTCAAAGCGATTAAACAAATCAGGATTAGTTCTAATTGCTTCAACAACAGCAATCTGAGTTTCAGATATGCCTAGATGCTCACCTGTTTTAAGAGCATTAAAGAACTTGTCAGAATTGCCCTCAGAAATACCAAGCAATACAAATGGATCAAGTGCTCTTTGTCTAAGGTTTTTAACGTCTGCTAGTTTCTCTGGGTTTGTGTAATTAGGGTCTGCTACACGCCGTTGTTCTGCCCTTGCAACTTCTTGAGAAAGTTTTTCATTAGTAAGTCTAGCCACACCTTGTATTGCATTATACCCTTGAGCTTCGGGAAGCATGGGGTCTAATTCAGCATTAGTAATTGATTGGAACAAAGCACCGCTTACACGATACCCCATAGAATCAAGCATATCAGAAGTTGATAAATCTTGTGCTATAGTTTCGCTTTTCCAATACAAATCACTTTGCGCTTGAGATTGTGCAATCTTTGCATTGTCTAGCTGTGTGGCAGCATTACCCAATCCTGTACCGTAAGCTATAACATTGCGCATGTTATTGGCGTCTAAGAATGATTTTTTACCAATAAGATATTCATCAATATCTGCTTTACGTTCTTTAGCGTAACCAATTAATTCGCCTTGTTCACCCTTGGTTTCTAAGTAAAGTAAGAAACTCCTACGCGAAACGTCATTCTTTAATCCAGTTATAATATGCTCAACAGCACCATTAGCAAGAGAAGTAGAATAATTCTGCCTGTGTATTTCAGTTTCTTTTCTGCCGTTCATACCAGCAGTTTCTATACCTTTAGATTCTTTAACACCTTTAAAGTATTCTTTAGCAGCTCCACCAAAATCACCACTAGCTGCAATCTCGCCAATACGCTCACCATAATGAAACGCTCTATAGTTAGCAAAGTCAGTCTCACGCTCTCTGGCCCTAGACCTTTGCTGATCAATGAGATTGATCTGCATGTCAGACAGAAACTTCTGGCCCGACTCAACGATTGTACTTCTGTACTTACCTTCCGCAGTTTTGTCTGCGGTTTCAGCAATGAAGTTACTCATCTGCTTTGAAAATTCTTCTGGGTTTCTCTTGTACTTAGACCCAAGCTCCTTGGCCTTTAGCTTTAAGCGATCTTGAGCATCGTCCATAAACCGAGCATCAACAACTTTTTCATACGCTCTACGCGCTATACTACCAAAGCCTTGAGGCGCAGATAAAGGCTCAGACATTCCTGTCTCTGGATTAACCCCATTAATCTGGCTAACATCTAAATCTAACGCAGCCTCACGCCCAGTTTCCTCGGCAATGGTCTGCCCTTCTTTAAAAGCAATAGAAGTTAACTGATCGGCACCAGCCTTAACTGTTCTCCACAAGTCTGCTTCGCCTGTGTCCATGCGAGTGACACCGATTGGTTTGCTAAAAACCTGTTGTCTCTGACGAATTACAGCCATTTAATAAGTTCCTTGGTATCTTCTGTTATAAGATAGACCTGTAGATGATAAAGTCCTAGGCTCTCTTCCTGTAGATTTTAAAGCTCTGTTTTGCGTGTACTTTGGTTGTGTCATACCAGACTTAGTAGTAGGGCCACCGCTAACATCCTTGCCAGTCTTAACAGTGCCAGCGTCATAAATGCCACCAGCAATAGACTGAGCAGCGCCAAGATAACCAGCAGTCAAAGCATTGCGTCCACGTTGACGCTCTGCACCAGCCATAGCCGCTACACTCTGCGCTCTCATATTGGTATCAGACGCCAGCCTACTAATGTCTGTACTGTAGATTTCTTCCTGCCGTTCCATAAATGCGCGTACACTTCTGTCACTTACATCCCTGCCAGTAAAAGCAAAGAAGGCATCGTTAGCTGATACTGACATTGCATAGTCTTGAGCCATAGCCGTTGCGTTCTGAGTTGCCTCAATGCGACCTAGCTCCATGTCTCTTTCCATCTGCTGTGCATTTGCATTTGCGGCAGCTTTTTCAGCCTTTCCAGCTTTAGCAGAACCATAAGCACTTACTGCGGTACCAGCAAAAATAGCCATTGTTATTGGATCCATTAGAATACTAACTCCGCTATTAAGCCATTAACCTGTAGAGGTAAGGGCGCTGACTGACTAATAGTTATCTGTGGTGTTCGGCTATAGCCCATTAGTCTAAACTCTTTGCGTCCAGTAAACGCAGCCTGTTGATTAGACATATCATCTGTAACCTGACGGATAACTAAGTTAGCCCCATTAACACTGATTGATAACGTAGAGTTAAGATCAAGAACTACACTAGCAAGACTTCTAATCTTACCACTGACAGGGCCACCTTGAGTGTTAGTATCTATTGGATTGGTCTTGAGGGTAACGTCAAACTTATAACCAATCTCTGCCGTGTTTAATGCTTCTACAGCACTGACATTAACAACGCCACCAGAGACAGTAAACTCACCAATATAATTATTACCGCTAACAACATTAACAACAGCACCGTTTTCAAAGTCTGATGAAACAGTGAAGATTCCATTGTTACTACTCGTTGCCGTATAGGTCTTAGACATGTCCATGTTTGAATCAGCTTTAAACTCACAGAGTACATACCTCGTTGTATCGTTCCCCATTGGGAAAGCCACGTTAGCAAACACACGATCATCTATAGTAACCGTAGAGTGAAACAATCCTTGGCTAGTAAACTCAGCCCAGCCAGCACGTTGCTCTGCTCTGTTAGAATTAAACACAGCCATTTTGCCAGATGCGTTTCTAACAAAGACATAGCTCTCAGAGCGATCTACAGCCCCGTAGAACGTGTTCATCTCTACAGGCGTGTCTATTAGATGAGAGGACAGGGATGACACAGGAACCGCTGTGTAGGCTTCCTCTGAGTCTGTAAACAAATACTCACGCACAATAGAGCCACCAGCCTGCACAAAGATAGTAGCACCATCTAAAACCTGTGGGCGAATAGAGTCACTGCCAAACGGCGTTTGCCTTCTAACCTGTGCGTTGGTTGGTGTAATAGGTTTGTCTTGAAACGCAGGTACATACATTTCAGAAGAGGCAGTGAAGACCTGTAAGTCTCTGTTAGAAACCAAGTGCCTAATCTGCTGAACCTCACCAATGCTTGCGGTAAGGTGTATTGAGTCACTGTCGTTGGCATCACCAACATCAAAGTTATAATATGATGCAGACTTACTCATCCAGATAGTATCTGGCTGCGCTATGGTTCCAGCAAAGCAGAGTCTATTCTGATGAAAAGTAATAGCAGATGGAAAGCCTCTAAGACCAGAATATGATTGCTCTGCCCAATCTGTAGTAGGTGCGGCAGACGTTACCTTTGGAGAACCACCGCCATCTATAGAGGCATTAGCAGCACCACCCGCAGTAAACGTATAGTGATTATCATCTACAATGCCTATAATTGCTCTAGCACCATTAAGATTGCTAGTAGAAATATTACCCACAGCAGCACATTCGGATAGCGTGACAGAATCTCCAACCCTCATACCATGATTAACATGAGTTACTTCTACAGTTGCCGACCCGCTAATTGTTTTAAGAGCGTTAGCTTTAAGCTGCACAAACAAACTATCTAACACAGTACCAGTAGCTTGAGTGCCAGACTGCACAGAGGTAATAAGTATTTCCGACTTATGATAAAGTAAAGTTACCCCAACATGCTTTGAGTTAGCATAGTTACCACTAGCTTGACTGCCCGTAGTATCAAAGTAAGCAACAGCAGCCTTATCAGTAACACCAGCCTTTACTGTGCCAGCAGGATTACCAGCAGAGGCAATCTGTGTAATAGTTTTAAAGAACTTAGTTCCTGTAGCAACACCAGCATTTGCACCAGTAATAGCCTCAGTCTGAGCATCTCCATCTACATTTGTACCAGTAACAGTAAACGCAAAGCCACTGTCATTACCGCCAGATGTAATAGTAACTAGCCTACCGTAAACAAATGTAACTGATCCACTAGATGCCAGCGCACCACCAAGAACTAGGTTAGCCTCATTAGCTACCTGCGCTGATACAGAAATACCATCATCATCTGCCTCTGCGCTAAACTCACCAATAGTTAGCGTGATACTACTACTTGTTCCGCTAGGCGTTAAAGATACACCAGCATTATGAAAGTTATAGTAAGGCTGATAAATCTGTTCTTTGTCAGACCTAGTATCAAACGTAAACGATTCTACTTGGAATGCAGTAAGGCTAATTCTTACAATCTGCCTTGGCATAAACAAAGGGTGACACACAAAAAGTACATCACCTAATTGAGCAAAAGTATATTCATGCAGAAAAACATCAGAAAAGGGCAGAGCAGCGCCATCAACATCGGCAGTAAGCGTAGCAGTTAAAGTAACTGCGCCAGTGGAAGGGTTAATAATAAACACCCTAACCTTAGCATTTTCCATAGAAACTATGTATTGCTCGTCATCCGAAAAGATGAACGGCATTAACCTAGCTTGCTGAGTCTTAGCTGCGTTATAAGTTATGTCGGTATATTTAAATAAGTTTTGCAAGCCAGCGCGTTTAATCACCCCACCCTCGGAGCGAATAAACATATTCTCCACCCTCTGAGCAGATGCAGTATAAACAGCAGTATCGGTTCGGGATGATAGCGATGGACTAACTTCACCGAATTGAAAGTTAGTTATCGGAACCTGTACCTTCTGCATTAGCTGCGCCTATTACTAATAAATCTTGATGTGTCCAGCTTACGGGTAGTTTGTGATTGTGAATCAAGACCTCTGGCTTTTGCCATAAGCATTGCGCCCTTCTGATCCATAAGCTGAGAAAGGCTACCATCACGCGCTAGTGAGATGGCAAAGACAGACGCAAGCTGAAACTGAACAGCCATTGTAAAGTAAGAAGGCCAAAACTCTTCTGTAACTCTGTATGTGTAATCTGCAATAACTACATCGGAAGCATCGGAATCACAGAATAGATTGTCACTGTAGGTTTGAAACTCAATGTTAAAACCATTTACAGTAAGAGCATGAATCATAAGTGAGTTGTTTGGCATTTGATATGCGGCTTCATATCTACCAGTAGGTGCATCGCTTAGTCGGTTTAATACAAGCTGATCCGTTGCAAAGCGCCACCGTGTGTTAACTAAAGCTGATTGGGCTACATCTTCATACATATTAGAAGCAACCAGTGCTTCATTGTTTCCATCATCAAATGACGTAATAGGCTCTGCACCAATAAGAATTAGTGCGCGGCTACAAATATCAATTGGGCTATTGGATGCTGTGCTTGCCATACTAAGTGGTTAGGGGGCCGAAGCCCCCTCTCCTTAATCGCTGTCTGTTTCAACAACGGCTGTGCCATCAGACACATCCACCACTGAACCAGTGTTAGTCAATACAGTTGCGAAGTTAGTTGTAGGTGTATTTGTATCCTGCACAATAATCAGATCACGAATGTTTAGCATTGCTGCTGCATCATTAAAGTAACCCGCAGAGTTGATTGCTGCAATTGCGTCTGTTGTTCGGTACATCCAAAGGGCGGCACCACTAGCACCTCCGATACGATGTAAACCTGCTGCTGCGTAAGCCATGATAAAGTTCCTTTCTTAAGTGTTGTTGTCAAGAACTTCACAAATACCATTGGCGTCAATACCGACTGCGCCCATAGACATCATGGAGTTTGCGAGATGAGATGCTTTTTCAGCAATATAATTAATCTCAGTAGCAACGTCTGCGTTAATACCAAGGCCGATTGCTGAGGTATGATAAGCCATATTCTTACCTGCGGTTACAGCAGAGGTAGAGAATACTTTAAAGCCCATGAACTCTTTCATGGTCATGCCACCTGCAAACGGCAAGTTTTGCTCACCAACAAAGTCAGCAGAAGCAAACTGAGTAATGCCAAACATATCAGCATAACCTTTGGGGTGCATTGCCAAGTAACGCTGTCCGTCTTCTGGAACGTTATTAACGCCCATAGTTTCAAACAGAGATAGAATGTCAGCAATTTCAAGAGCCGAGCTAGTATCGTGAATCGCCGTACCTCCAGCCGCATCCAAAGCTGCATAGATTAGCTCGTCAGTCTTACGACCAAGAGCAGCAGCAGCAGATTGAGCAACAGCTTGACGCTCGTTAATGTTGGTCTTCAACTCGTCTAGCTTGTCAATATACTCAGGAGCATAGAAGTCAGTCATGGTTGCTTCAACGGTTGTGTGCGCCAGTTCCATAGGAGTGACATTACCATTGCGTGATTTAGTAGTGGCAACGCCAGAACCAATCTTTTGAAAACGAACTACAGACGCAGTAGCGTTTGCGGTACGAACAGTGTTCCGCAGTTTAGAACCCATGCGCTGGTATGCCAGATGCACATCGGATTCAAACTGCTTGACGAAGGCTGTGTCTATTGTATTAGCCATTTCAAGAGTCCTTTATTAAAGTTGCATTTGTACTCTGGGTATCCTTCTGCATCCTCAACGTAGTTATCCTAACGGGCTACTCAGTGCATTACGGGCCGTGACGATAAAGCGTAAACATTCTTTCTATCTGGATTGCAACGCACAAAATGTACCAGAGCTTCGCCCTTATCATCCTCTACATAACCAGAAGGTATAAAACCCATCCAAGACAGCCAGTTAATTGTACCTTCATTATCAGGAGACACATTAAGATTTATCTCATAATAAGTTTGATGAATGTATTTTATTATTAACGGTGAGAATCTAACAACGCCCATCCAATGTTTAGCCATCTGATTAGTAAACGAAGACCACATATAAACTTGTTGATTGCCAATAGCTTGAAGGCCAATAAGCTGCACAGCTACGTTATTCTTTTCAAGGATCATACAATCAGCATCTTCTTGCATAGAATCCAAAGCATAAAACAAGTCAGGCTCTTCATACTCAGCGGCGCTATAAGGCGCAATGTCTGTAAAGACCTGCATGACATGCG